CACCGTTCTATAATACTCGACAGAACGACAGGATATTTGTATCCACATGGCATTTCGGAAAACAGCTGCGGTCGACGTCCTTGGTGTACGATCTGACTCCTCGTGGCAGCGGGTTGCTGCTGCTGGGAAGACCTCGTCGCACTTCATGGAGGACGGGCTTCAGCTGAACCTCGAAGCGATCCTGGACACGGTGGCCGACACCTACCGGATCTCGCGAGATCCCCGAGACTACCTCCTGATACCTTGTCGGGCTTGCAGTGCGGATCGCCCCAACGAGAACATGGACGGCTGGCGGCGGGAAGAGCTGCTGCGGTTCGATCCAAAGATCGGCCGGCGGGTCTACTCGACCTTCGTGATGAAGCCGCACTTCGTGAACCACAACTCTGCGAACTTCTCCCTGTCGCGGGGTGTTCTCCTCGATGCGCACTACAACGACCAGAACTCGGCTTCCGACGCGGTGAAGCGCGCGGTTTTCGACGCTACCGGCAAGGATGCCTCCCAGGACGAGTTCATTGAGACCCTGATCGCCGCCGACATGTCCAAGGATCCGTACTTGGCTGAGGCCTACAAGAGCGGCTCGGTCTACCGATTCTCGATGGGTTGCGACGTGACGGACACGGAGTGTTCGATTTGCGAAAAGATCGCGTCGAACACCCTCCAGTTCTGCGAGCACGTTCGTGGGAAGCACTCCCGTAGGGCCTACCCCCTCAAGGGAGGCGGGCAGCGCAAGGCTTCGGAGTGGTGCAGGGGCACGATCTTCGCTGAGCTGTCGGCGGTGGACGATCCCGCGGACAAGGATGCTGAGATCCAGGAAGGCCTTCTGCGGATTGCCTCCAACGATCTTTCATTGACAGAGCGCGATCTTTATGAAATCAGTTCGTTTGTGGCTCGGCACGCAAATCAGATTCCAGAGGCTCTGGCGGGGCTGATTAACTCAGCCCTTTCCAGGAGTTAGGAGAACGGTAATGTCGGGACTGACTCAGCGGTTTCAGCTTTTCAAGACGGTTGCCGATCTCCACAGCCAGGGCAGGGTCAAGCTCTCGAATGAGGAGCAGCGGCTGATCGAGAGAGAGTCGATGGATCTCATCCGGAAGTCGATGCTGAATCGGACCGCCGAGAAGGCTCCTCCCGGATTCGAGGGTGTGCTCCAGCAGCTGTCGAAGGCCCCCGACGCGGATTCCGCCTACGGCATCATCGTGGAGTACCTGAAGTCCCAGGGGGACCTCGGTGGGGCTCCCGAGCCGAAGCCCGGCCTGCCCGGCATGGACAAGGGTCCGGGCATGGGCATGGACAAGGGTCCGGGCATGGGCATGGGCATGGGCATGGACAAGGGCCCAGGCCCCGGTCTCGACATGGACAAGGGTCCGGGCATGGGTATGGGCATGGACAAGGGTCCGGAGCCGAAGCCCGGTCTCGGGAAAGGCCCGGAGATGGGCGGCGGCATGGGGAAGAGCCCGGATCACGCTCCGGAAGGTCTCGGCGGCGAGCCCGGGATCATGAAGGGCAAGCCCTCCGAAGGTCCGATGCACGAGAAGACGGAATCCCCTATGGAGGAGGGTATGGAGCACGGTAAGCCGGCTCCGAAGCCCGAAGGTGGTCCGGCCCCGAAGCCCGAGTCTACCCCCGGCGAGAAGCCCGAGAGCTTCGGTGGTGGCGAGAAGTCCGAGAAGTCCGAGAAGTCCGAGGGTGGTGAGGACAAGGACGACGACAAGGGCGGCGAGAAGCCCGAGAAGAAGGACGACAAGGGCGAGGACAAGGGCGAGAAGAAGCCCGAGAAGAAGGACGACAAGGGCGAGGCTCCCAAGAAGGAGCGCGAGGCCCTGCGTCGTCGTGCCCAGGAGCAGGCCGAGCAGTCGAGGATCAAGAATCTCCAGAAGGAGAAGAAGGACTTCGGCAAAGAGATCACTTCCGACGAGATGGGACTCGAAGCGACGGAGGGTATGCCGATGTCCAACCCAATGCCTCAGGAGCAGACGAACGTCCGCGCGAAGAAGGTGCGCGTCCACACGACGCCGTCCGGCACCATCGTCGCCAGCCACATCGACTTCGGTCCGATCTTCCACGCCGTCCCGTCGGAAGCGATCCGGGGCAACGCGGAAGAGCTGCGCCGCCTCGCGAACCGCGTCTACGGCAAGATCGTGTACGAGGGGTTCATGAAGGCCGCGAAGTTCTGCAACGCGAAGATCATCCGTTCGGCCGGCATCGATGACGGCGTCGAGCTGAACCACGTCGAGACCGTCGAGCCGAAGACCAAGGGCGTCACCGACGGCGCGGAGAACGTGAACCGCGAGAAGCCCGAGGGCGAGTCGGACTCCTTGACCACGGATGTCGAGGTCGTCACGCGCGAGAAGCCCTCCATCGAGCAGCCGGATGTTCTGGCGGGTCGCCGCAAGGCGCTCGCCCGCGCTGCGCTCATCAAGATGAAGCGCCGGCAGGGCGGGGACATCCTGGACCAGGCGGAGAACGTCACGAAGGACCACAAGCCGTCCAAGCCCACCTTCAACACGGGTGACGACGCCGAGACCAACGCGACGGAGCAGCACGGTGCTCCGGAGGGTCGCGTCATCGACGGCGGGGACAACGTGATCCGCAACGCGCAGACGCACTTCCAGAAGCTGTACGCTACGCGGATGGCGAAGAAGGTCGCCGCGGAGAAGGAGGCGTTCATCCGCCGGTTCACCCGGGCGATGCGCCTCGCCGCGACTCGGATGCTGCTCAACCACGAGGAGCACCCGTTCAAGGCCGCCGCGGTCGACGTCCTCGCGGACAACAGCGGCAGCATCGAGTTCTCGGACGGCCAGCGCTACACGGGCATGGACGTCGCCGCCGCGGTGGAGCTGACGGAGCTGATCGCTGTCGAGGGCCACAAGGCGTTCCTCGACGCCCTGCTCACGAAGGCGGCCGACCTCATGCAGAAGGATGATCGGTATCTGGCGGATGCCGAGTCCGATCTCGCCAAGCTCGCGCCGGTTTCGGTTTCGGCCGGCCTCGCGGGCTCCAAAACGTCTTCTTTCCGCAACCGCTCCGTTTCGAAGAGGCGGGCGGCAGTGGAGGGGAATTTCGAAGTCACGCATGGGACCCCTGCAACCGGTCCTGAAATTTCAAAAACAGCTGATCTGCGCGGAGCCCTCGGCGGCGGCACTCTCCTGGGTCGTAGGCTGGAGAGATTGGGCCGTGGGTAGCGCAGTGAGGCAACAGAGCGAGAAAGAGGGTTAGAAAATGGTATTTTCACCTCGGATGGACGCATTCAGAGTCAGTACCCGCGCGATGGGTATCGACCTGATGCGTTCGGTCTACACTCGCAACCTGGGCACGTACGTCGCTGCCATCGGGACCACATTTCGAGCTGGGATGCTCGTTCAGTTGAACGCAGCCCAAGAGATCGAGATCTGTGGAAACGGCGGCGCGACGAACCCGTTCGGGTTCGCGAAGTACAACAAGACGAGCACGCTGTGGGCGGCGGTCGTCGGAGAGCAGATCCAGCTGGTCGGTGTCCTGCCGACCAACCTGGCCCACGCCAACCTCTGGTCGGCGGCGGGCGGTGTCGGCGGCGTGCGCGTGTTCAACCTGAGCACGGGCGCGGCCTACATCGAAGGCGCGCTCAACGACTACACCGTCACCTACATCAACGGCCAGGTCCAGCGGACGGCCGGCTCCACCATCCCGGCGGGCGCGTACGTCGGCGTCACCTACCAGTACGAGGTGACCCAGAGCGAGATGAAGTTCGAGGGGCGCAACTTCTGGAACTTCACCGACGACGTCTCCATCCAGGACAACAAGATCACGGTCATCAACGACTGGTCGCTGATCTTCACCACCCAGTACGATGCCTCGCGGACCTACGCCGTGAATCAGCCTCTGTACGCGGGTGACTCTGCGAACCTCCTCCAGGGCTTTGTGTCCAACGACGGCGCGCTCGGCACTCCGTACGTTGGTCGTGTCTTCCAACTCCCGACCGCCGCGGACCCGTTCATGGGTGTGCAGTACGCTGGCGGCAGGACTGCGCCGTAAAGAAAGGAGCGGAAAAATGACGAATCCATATCGTTCGATCAGTTCGGATCGCCGTCCCGTCTCCGCGCAGTCGGCTCGGAGAGCGGAAGGCAGCGCCCAGACCCCGCAGTCCAAGGGCATGGCGGTTCGGCCGAAGGGGAGGTTCGCCTCCCGCCAGGACGAGCGCCTGTTCGAGGGCAACGGCACGTTCAACCCGCAGCGGCACGATGCCCACTCGACGCGGCACGCGACGAAGGATCGTACCGACCGGCGCATGTTCGACAAGCGCGGTGAGGTCAACGCCTGGGATCGCCGGGACGTCCTCACCCAGATCAACGAGCTGATGAACGGCGTGACCAAGCGCAACGCGAAGGCCCTGTCGTTCTACAAGCCCGAGACCGAGTCGAACATCTCCAAAGAGGCCCGGCGCGACATCCTCGCGGCGGCTCTCACCGACCCGACCAACCAGGGGTTCCACCTGGTCGGCCAGGAGCTGGCGCTCCCGATCAAGGTCATCCTCGACTACGAGGGGTTCGCGCGGAAGGTGTACCGCGTGCGGAAGCTGGCGCAGGCCGAGCTGTTCCGCATCCCGGTGGACATCCGTTCGACGGCCTGGGTGGTCGGTCAGGACGGCCAGAGCAACGAGTCCCGGATCAAGACGAAGTGGATCACTCCGCCGGAGTGGAAGGTCACTTCGTTCCCGTCGGTCGACATCATGGACATCTACCAGATGAACTTCGATGTCCTCGACAGGGCCCAGGACACCGCGCGGCAGGAGATCGAGCTGAAAGAGGACCAGGCCGCCGTCGGCCTCATCGACGAGGCGGCGCAGACGATCAACGCCGTGACCACGTTCGCCACGCTGGGCATCGGCGCGTTCGAGGACGTTCGCTTCCAGGTGGAGCGGCACCGGCTCATGGTCGAGAACTTCCTCATCAGCCGTTCCGAGCTGAGCGACATCGTGAAGACGATGTCGGCGGCAGTCGACCCGGTGACCGAGCGCGAGCTGATCCTCGCCGGCTACATCGGCAACGTGCTCAACGCGCAGATCCTGACCGCGGCCGGCACGGGCGTCGAGGAAGTCATCCCTCCGGGGACCTTCTACGCGACGACCGGCGCTGACTACATGGGCGAGATGGGCATCCGCATCGAGCTGTTCTCCGAGCCGTACAACAAGTACAGCCACCAGGAGACGGTGAAGGGCTGGGCGTTCATCGAGATGGTCGGCTTCGGCATCGCGAACGCTCGCGCCTGCGCGAAGGGGATGAAGTAGTTCATCCGTGGAGAGGGCCCCGGGGAATCACCTTTCCCGGGGCCCAAACCACTTAACCCCGCTGCGGCGGGAGATGGAGCGAAAGCTCTGGCACACCTGAGAGTTCATGGATGTACCGTACAACAGGATCAGTCCCCGTTCTGGGTCGTAACGACGAGATCCTGTCGTACACGCATCCCGCCAGAGCAAGAAAATTGGTGGACTCAGGAAGGGCGCGAGTGGCAAACCGCGACCCTTTCATAATCAAACTGGCGAGAGATCCCAGGGAGGCTAACATGGAAGCAACATCGAGAGTTCCAGTCATCACCAACTTCACGGAGTATTTCCGTGAGGAGCGGGACGTGTACGTCCAGAACAAGAGCAACACGCAGGTGTCTCTCCAGTTCGAGACGTCGCCGGGTCGTGTCGACTCGCTGCTGATCCCGCGCGACAAGAAGCCGCTGAACCTCACGCAGATGGTGCCGTTCAAGGCCATCAAGGAGTCGGTCGATCTGCGCAAGATGGTGAACCGGCAGCCGCCGGTTCTCGTCCTCCTCACCGAGGAAGAGTACCTCGCGTACTACCAGCTGATCGCGCAGGCGGACAATGCCCCCATCGACAAGGTCATCGCGGAGGCTCAGCAGTACCAGAGGGACCTCCAGGACAAGCGCGTCTTCACAGCGCCCGAGCCCCGCGGTCGGAAGACTCTGGAGGACACGGCCGAGGATCGGAAGGACGAGCCGGCGGACCCGCAGGACAAGGTTACCGCGCGTATCGTGGGCATCTGTAACTCGGTCGGCGACGACGTCTCCGAGAAGGATCGTCTCGCGGCGGGCCCCATGCTGGAGGAGATCAAGGACCTCGACGCCGGGCAGCCGCTCACGCGGGCGGACTTGGAGTACATCCAGGGCCACGGCTTCTACAAGAGCGTCAAGAACTGGGCGTTGACGACCCACGCAGAGCGCTGGAGCTAGTTCTTCGGCCCTCTTCACACTTTAAAAAATCGAAGTCGTTTCGTGGTACTCTGAGACAGACGGGACTCGTCTACTTTGCGAGGTGATTCATGGGTAGAATGCGGCATAGGGTGGTTGAGGTCGAGCTGGCGGACGGAGAAGAAATCCGCATCACGGATGCTCCCAACAGCGACCCCCTGAGGAACCTGACCATCACGGTGGCCCCTCTGTACGACGGGCCCCTCGTTCCCGCTGGCGGCGGCAACGTCGTGTGCAAGATCTTCTACGGGGGAGGCTACGCCCAGCCGGCCGCGGTGTTCGGGCCGAACTACGAGACGGGCGTCCAGCAGGGCGGTGTCGTGAACCTCGCGTCAGCGTCCGCCCTTCCGCGTCGGATCTACACGGACACGGGCATCTGCACTCCGGACCGGTGGAGGGACGGCACCACGGTCCGCGAGGATGCGAACCTCGCGAGGGCACTGCATCTGTACAACAACACAGGCGGCGGCGGTACTTTGCGCTGCAAGGTCATGTTCGACTCCGAGGAGCTGAACGAGGCCACCTAAGGAGGGTTCCATGGAAGACATTCTCAACCTCTTGATCGAGTACGGTCCTTACGTCGCGCTGGCGGTCATCGTCGCCGGAATCGTGCAGTCCTTGAAGCTCGCCTTCAAGAAGTTCTTTCTTCAGATGCCTCTCGGGATGAGGATCCTGCCGTTTCTCCCGCTGATGCTGGGCATGATCGGTGGGCTTCTTCTCCCGCAGGAGACTCTCGCTTCGAAGCTGATGGTCGGTGGCGCGTTGGGGACGTTGTCCTCGGTGATCTACGGTGCCATCACACGCACGTTCGTGAGCAACAACACCTTGCGGCAGAAGATCGAGATGAAGACCGGCAACGCGGCATCCACTTCGGTAGAGGCTATGGAGCCCCCGGCAGGCCCTGAGGGCGAAGTGAAATGAAGACCCTGGGGAAGATCTGGGCGTGGGTGAAAGCCCACTGGAAGTGGATCGTCGCCGGCCTGGCGGTGGTTGTCGCGCTTATCGTGGGTGCGCGCATCGCGAAGGGTCGCGTAGACCCTCCACCCATCCCGGAGAAGATCCAGAAGCGCAAGGAGAAGGTCGCCTTCCTGGAGGGTGAGATCAACCAGCTCGAAGGCCAGAAGACCGGCATCAAGGCGAAGGAGACCGTGGCCGAGGGCGAGATCGAGGACCTCACCAACCAGGTCACCGAGCTGAATGGGAAGATCGCCGAGGTTCGAGAAGAGGTTCCGACGCTCTCCGCCGAGGAGAAGCTGAAGCGGTTCAAGAAGCTGGGGTACTGAGATGCGGTGGTTCATCCTCACGGTCTTCGTGGTCCTCCTGGCGGCGCTGCCGGCGCACGCGCAGGACAACGGCAGCGTCATCCTCGTGAACAAGGGTGTGACCGGCTTCTGGTTCCCCGAGCCCGTCGCGACGAAGATGCTCCAGGACCTCGAAGAGCTTCCCCTCCTTCGGCAGAAGGTTGCCGCGTTGGAGCTGAAGGTCTCTCGGATGGAGGATCTGAATCTGCTGATGAAGGACGAGCGCTCCGTCACCGAGCAGATCAGCGCGAAGTGGAAGCTGGCGTTCGACGAGCAGTTGAAGATCACGCAGGAGCAGCAGGCCTACTACGAGGAGCAGCTCGCGCGTGAGAAGAAGTGGTACAAGTCGCCGGTCCTGTGGTTCAGCGTCGGGGTGATCGCAACGGCTGCGCTCGCCATTGGTCTGAACTACGGGCTCGCAAAGACACGATAGGAGACTCCCATGGCGGTTCTCAACATTCTCGGCAAGATGACGTTCCCGGGCTCGCCCAGCGGAGCGAACAACCCAGTGATGATCGGCGCTCCGACGGTGCCGGCTACCTCGACGACGGGGTTCTCACTGAACTACAACGAGACCGCGCAGTTCGAGTACGTGGTTCCCGCGGCGGGCACGCGCGTGGTGAACTTCGGCTCCATCGCGACGGGGAAGTTCCTGTACATCGGCACGGACCAGCCGATCACGTACACGATGAACGGCGGCGTGGAGGTCTTCTCCTTGTCAGCCGGCGGCTTCCTGCTGATCGCAATGGGGAGCCTCTCTGCGCTGACGATCATCGCAGGGGCGCAGGAGGCCCGCGTCTTCGTGCTGGTGCTGGGAGACTAGACCGTGATCATCCAGCCGGGAGTAGAGCAGCCTTCGGTTGCGAGCATGATCGAGCTTGCTCGGACGAATTCTATTCGCCGGGTGGACATCGAGCTGCAAGACTCGACCGGGGCCCTCGTCGACATCGACGCCACCCTGGGAGCGGGAGGGGAGCCGAACGGCGTTCTCGACTTGGAGATCACCGACGTCGGCGGGATGTCGATCTACAAGGAGTCGTACTACCCCCCGCCGATGGGCGTGCTGGAGCCGAGGATCAAGAAGGCCGCGCCCGGGAGGTACTACATCGATCTCGGCAAGGTTCCCCACGAGACGGACAACCCTCAGGCGCTGCTCTTCAACTGGCACTCCCGGCAGAACGTCACCGCGGAGGAGGTCTACCGCACCCAGGTTGTCGAGGTCGTTTCGCCGAGGATCCTGTCCCTGCTCCCGTCGCTCCGGTTGCTGATCGACAAGACCGTCAAGCCGAACCTCCCGGAGAAATACTGCTTCATCGGCTACACCGACGGGATGCTGATCCTCTTCTTGAAGCTGGGGCTCTATAAAATCAACGAGTACGAGCCGTACCCCGTCTGGGAGAAGTTGGACTACTTCCCTATCGAGCTGTACGCGAGCATCCTCCTGCGGGCCGCCTTGTACCAGGGGATCACGAGCCAGCTGCTCTTCTCCATCGACACGGACGTCCCACAGTTCTCGGACTCCGGGCACAGCTTCGTTCTCCAGCACGCGACTCCATTGGCAGCATTTCTTAATACGTTAAGTTCGGAACTCGATAAATCTGTCCCTAACCTGAAGCGAAAATTCGTAAACAGTGGGACAATATCTATCGAGATGCGAATGGATATGGCCTTCTCCATGTTACTGGCAAGTGCTCCAAATGGTTCACTATTTCGGAACATGTGGCAGGCAGGTTAACCAATTACGATGGGATTATCGATACAGTAATAATGGAAAAAGAGCTAGTCATAGACCTCTTCGACGAATCCGCCCCCGAGAACGAATCTCTGGCGCGTCTTCTCGACGATGGTCTATGGCAAGAACTCATCTCCAAGGCCGAGAGGATCGAGCCGCCGAAGGTTCTCGAAGAGGACAGGGGCTTCGCGATGGATGGATCTCAGAGGAAGGAGCCTTCCGCCGGCCAGGAAGAGGATGCCGCAGATCCTCTCGCGGCGCTCGTCCAAGAGCTGATCGAGGGCCCGTAGCATGGTCGAGACCACACAGCGCGGCTGCAAGGTCCCGGGCTCCAACATGGCCGTCGGCTACTGGGGCCGGGACATCCATGCGCAAGTCTTTGCCGAGCAGCAGCTTGGCAAGGAGCGCGCGTTGCTCCAGGAGCAGATCCTGCTCGGCGGTCTCCGTATGGAGCTGTGGCAGGAGGCTCCTGTCGGTCCCGAGTGCGCCTGCTACAACACCATCAACCGGATGGCGGACCGGAAGTGCATGGCCTGCCACGGCGTCGGCAGGGTGCCCGGGTACCTGAAGTTCGGGTACAACACGCTGTGGATGTCGGCCTCGGATCCGGACAACACGCTCACGGACCTCAGGCTCACCCGGAACTACCAGTCGTCGAAGCTGGAGCTGGTCGACGGTGCGCTCGTGGGGACCGTCGAGAGTGCTGACAAGCCCTTCTCCAGGACGGTGTTTGGGGCTACGTGGGGTACAAGTGTCCAGTGCTACCTGATGGAGTCGGACTACTCCTCCGTCACGGTGGAATACTCGCTCGACGCTGGGGTGACCTGGGCGGCGCTGTCGAACCTGCCGGCGGAGGTTGCGCAGACGGGTACGATCCGGTTCCGGGCGACTCTGACCCGTACTGAGACCGCGGCGCGCTCGCCGTTGTTCGAGATGCTCAGTGCGCGGTACGCGACGATCCCTCTGGCGAATCCCGACGTGAACGGCGTGTACCGGAAGGGTCCTTGGATCCTCATCATGCGCGAGCCTCCGTCGACTGGTCACCGCAAGCAGGACTACGGCGACCAGCCCATCGAAGAGGGCCTGGAGATGTGGACCGCGGGGTTGTCGATGTTCGACGCTGCGATCCCGGCCGGGAGCATGGGCGAGGTGATCAAGGGGCCCGAGGTCCTGATGCAGCTGCTCGACGGCGCTCGCGCGGGCAATAGGTACATGGCGACGGCTTGGAAAAACTCGGACCCGATGGCGTACATTCTCGTGTCGCAGACGTTCAAGATGCGCATCACCGACGACGTCGACCCGATGAAACTCGTGTGGTAGGAGACGATCATGAAAAAAGGCATCACCCCAGAGGCAGCTCAGCGGCTGGAGTCGTTCCTCAAGAAGAGGGCGCAGAGCTTTGATCCCGAAGAGGGGGATCTGGGGTCGCATGTGGAAGACGCCCTCTGGGATCCTGCGAGGAGGATGGACCTCGCTTTTTCCACTGCGATTGACGACTTGAAGTTCGCTGTGGAGCAGGCGGTGCAGGCCGCTCTTCCTTCCGTGGAGGCGTCCTTCTCTGCGGCGTTTGACGCGCAAGTCTCGGAGATGTCGGATCTCGTTTCTGCTGCCTTCCCGGGGACAGCTCTTCCGAGTGCTCAGGACTTCGAGCAGATGAAGCAGCAGTTCATGGAAGAGCTTCGACAGGTCTTCACGGAGGACTTTGAGCTGTGGATCTCAGAGTCCGCGGCGCTCCCGTCCACTGATGGCTACGACGTTCGTGGGCTGTTCGGGGCTGCGGCAAATAGAGGGGTGACACCATGAGACGCAACGCTGGCGGGATCACGGACGATGGCTTCAGCCGGCTCGCGTCTTTCGTGTCGGCCAAGGAGAAGGACGAGCCCGAGGAGCTGGAGAAGTCCGAGGGCTCGGACAAGGACCTCAAGCAGGAGCTGGTCGAGTTCCTCAAGGACAATCCGAACCCCGAGGACGAGCTGGTCCACGATTGGGCTGAGGAGCATGGCTACGAGGTGGACGACATCGAGGCCCTCCTGTACGAGCTTGCCACGGACTACGTGGAGTCGAACGATCCGGACTCGGAGGACCTGATCCCCGGCGGCAAAGCCGACGATGTTCCCGACGAGGACCTCCCAATGGAGCAGCTCCTGAAGGGGATCAAGGTCGAGATGGAGCACACGGATGATAAATCGCTAGCCGAAGAAATAGCATCCGATCATCTGGAGGAGTTCGACAACTACTACGACGCTCTGGCGGACATGGAAGACGAGCTGAAGAAGGAAGGCCGGCTCCCGGGCTGGCCGTCCTCGAAGCCTTCCGGCTGGGGCTGGCGCGAGGAGATCGCCCCTCCTCGGTGGACCCCCGAGATGGAGAGAGCGGAGGAACCCGACCCACGCGAAGGGTTTGGATCCTGTCCTGGATGCGGTCAGGATGTTCCTGATCTCCCGGAGGGCGAGCTGTGCGACGTGTGTGACCGTAAGACTCGGAACATGCAGGAGTAGCCCGTGCCGCAGAACGACTTCTCAGGACCGCGCGAGTACCGGGGCACAGTCCCACGGGATCCTCGCAATCCGCCGCGTTTCGGTCAGTTGATCGAGACCGTGAAGGACGCCTTCGCCGCGGAGCTGTACCGGTTCTTCGAGTCCAAGTCGGACGACATCCGGGCGAAGCTGGGCGAGTTCCCTGCCATCGAGAAGTTCGCTATCGGTGCCGGCAGCACCTCGTCGAGCATGGAAACCGTGATGAACCTCATCATGTCCTACGGGAACACCCTGGACAAGTACCCGATGATCGCCATCACCTCCGCCAACGACAAGGAGTTCGTCCTCGGGCTGGGATCGACCATCGTTTGCGACGGGCAGCAGGCTCCGCGGCTGACAGGTGGCGAGGGCCCCTTCAACCTCCAGGATGGCTGGACGCTCAGGATCCGGACGTGGCCTCTCGGTCTCGATAATGATCCGGTGGAGTCGACCTACGAGTTCAAGGACTTCCTGTTCCCGGACATCGCCAACGCCACGGTGCAGGACGTCATCCAAGCCATCAACGCGCAGGCGCTGTACACCCAGGCTCGGGAGTCTGGTAACGGGTTTCTCCAGATCGTTTCTGGAGGTCCTTGCGCTTCGGGGGCGAAGAACGGTCTGGAGATCATCGGAGGCACGCCTGACTGCCTCCTGGCGCTCGGCTACTCCGAGGGGCAGATCGACCGGTACACCGACCACACGTCGGGCTCAGCGTCCCCTGTGCAGCGCTACGGTGTGGCCGGGAAGATGACGATCAACTTGGACGTGATCTCTGACGACATGAACACGAGGACTCAGCTCGCGGATCTCGTGAGAGCTTTTTTCACATTCTACGTGGATCGCCAGTATTTTCAGTTCCAAGGGCGGTCGTACCTGGACGATTCGATAGACCCTCCTGAATGGTACCAGATCGTGTTGGATCGGAAGTTCTCGTGGGCTGGAGAGTACCAGAGGGCCCGCCAGGGCGGTGAGCAGAAGTCCTACCTGTACTCGATCCGGGGTGCTGTTCCAGTCTTTGCGGCGGACTTCATCGACCGCCAGGTGAACCGTGGGAACGCAACATTTGTCCAGTCCTCGAATCTCATCCACAAGGAAGACTTCCCCACAGGGGACTACTTCGGGGTCAACTACCTGAAGCTCGGCCAGTAGGCTCTCCAGTCCTTCGACTTCGTTTTAAAAAATCCGACAGCTCCCACGGTATACTAGCCTCACGACAGGGGCCTTTCACCACCTCCAGGGAGGTTTTCTACGATGGCAATCAGCATTTCGAAATATGTCGATCCAGGCGTGTACATCGCGGAAGTGATTGTCCCTGGTGCGATTTCCGTCACTTCTGAGCGCACGCTGGGCATCCTCGCCATCGCTCCGCGCACTCGTCGAAGCGTGGACGAGCCGGTCACCCGTGGGAAGATCTACGACGAGACGCTGACGCTGACCGTCGGGTCTCCTCACGTAGGAACCTTGGCGAACACCTCGAACAGGTCCAGGAACAGCGCCCAGATCTACATGAATGGGAACCCGCTGGGGCTCTCGGACTGGCAGTTCCTGGCTGCGCGTCTGGTGGGCACCGAGTGGGCCGGCGTGACGGTGGACGTCTCCCTGGCGACCGGCACTCCGTACTTCACATTGGCTCTCGACGGGAAGCGGGCCGTGACGCTGGACTTCAACACCTTGGTACCTCTGGTCGGCGGTGTTGCTGCGGTTGCGACTCCGACGAACATCTGCAACGCCATCAACTACGCTCTGGCGAACGCGCTCGGGCCGTTCTTTTTGATCTACGGTCTGACCTACGCTGCCGTGGCGACCCACGCCGTGGGTGTGGTGAACGAGATCATCACCCTCACGTCCCCCTCGACAGAGCCTGCTTCCGACGTGAAGGTGTTCATCTCCCCGAACGCGGCGCTCGACGGAGCGTCCACGATCTCGACCGCGGCATGGACGCCGACGGTCGGTGCCGGCGTCCAAGCGCCGACGCGCCTCCAGGTGTTCGACGCGGCGTATACGTCGTCTGCCGTCTACACTCTGGACTACGTGTCGGTCGACATCCTCACCGATGCTCTCACGAATGCCGGCACCTCGACCCCTCTGTCGGACATCAACTACCTCGGCTCGTACCCGGGCGGTGTGGACTACACGAAGAACACGGACTACGAAGTTGGCATCGCCAACGATGTCGACTGGGATGTGACGACCTGGTTGCAGGCGACGGCGACCACGTTGGATTTCGTCGCCTTCCCGCCGACCATCGTGGCGGCCACCAACGACAAGCTCTTGGTGTCCATCAACAACCGCACCCAGGTCCTCGTGACCCTGACCCCGGGCGCTCCGACGACTCCGGCGATTGTGGCCGCGGACATCAACGCCGCGCTGGCCTCGATTGCGAGTGCGTACGGACCGGAGTTCTCGCACATGGCGGTCGTCGTGGGCAACACGGTGCGGATCCGGTGCCCGGACGACTTCGAGAACTACCTCCCCGAGAAGGGCGTTTCCAGCTCGATTCAGTTCCGGGCGACCGCTGCGAACGCCTTCACGACGCTGTTCGGCGCGATCACACTGCCCTACACGGCCCAGGGCACCGGAAAGCGGCCGGCGTTCGGGACGAACTACTACTGCACGTACGACTACGTCCGGCCGGCCACGGACTACACGACGGGACACCGCGTGTACGATCCGGATCAGTTGTACCAGTACACGACCAAGCTGACGATGCAGAACTACCTGGTCAACAAGCTCTGCGTGGCGGGGGAGATCGCGTTCGAGAACGGCATCTCCTCGATGTACCTCTTCCAGATCAACGATTCGGTGGCCCCCGGCACGCCGACGCAGCTGGAGATCAACTCCGCGCTCGATGCTGCGAAGGAGTACTCGACCGTCACGGACGTCGTCACCATCGACACTGCGCTCGACACTGCGGTGTACCAGATGCTGCACGTCGCGGACCAGTCGTCGATGCTGGAGAAGCACTACCGGCGCGGCTGGTTCGGCATGGCGCGGGGCACGGACGTCGGGGACCCCGACACGCCGAACACCTTCGTCTATCGGTCGACCAAGACCTTGCAGCCGGGCAACACCTCTCCGGGCCGCGGGCGTCTGTTCCTGGTCTCTCCGGGTGATGCGACTCGCACCATCAAGCTCGATACGAGTCAGGAGATCGATCTCAACGTGGATGGCACCTACATCGCGGTCGCCGTCGCGTCGGTCTACACGGCTCTTCCGAGCCCCTCGTCGGCGCTCATCGGGAAGTTCATCACCGGCTTCAAGACCGAGGGCTTCGGGACGTACCTCCGCGGCGAGCGCCACACTCTGGCGGACAAGGGTGTCCTCGTCGTCACGCTCGATGCCGGCCGGCTGGTCCTGCTCGATCCGATCTCCACCGAGGCCGGCGGTGCCAAGGTGGTGCAGTTCGAGGAGCCGGCCTCCAGCGCCCAGAAGGACGCGGTCACGAAGACCGTCGACACGCTGCTCGCGGGCAACGTCATCGGTGTGGTGCCAGACGACCTGAGCGACTTCATTTCGGACTGCAAGAAGTGGATTTTGCTCGGCATCACGGCGAACATAAATAACGGCTCGATTGCGGCTTACCGCGACCAGTCGGGCCTGCCGAGGGACATCGACGCCACGACGGACATCGTGGTGTACCAGTCCACCACGGACCCGAGGACGTTCTACTTCAAATATTGGTACAATTTGAAATATCCCGCGAAGCGATTCTTCGGTGAGTACTCGGTTGATAACCCGTTCTTCAGCCCCGCCTAGCAGGGGTAGGGGAGGAGGATAGCAGATGCCAGTTCCGTACACAGGAATTCGTACTAGCCATGCGATCTCCATCCGCGTGGGTAGCACCACCATCGGCCAGATCCAGACCTGGGCTCCGAACCAGTCGCGGACCATCACGCCGGCCTACGAGCTGCGCTCTGAGACTTCTGGAGAGGTGACAGAGAACGTTCCGGGCAACATCACGGGTCTGACGATCCAGGTGAGCCGCTACGACTTGTTCACTTCCAAGATGGAGGAGGTGTGGGGTACCTCGAAGGCGCTGTGGATGCTTTCGAGCCAGCTCATCCCCCTCACCGTCGAGGAGAAGTGGCGCAATCCGAACAACGTCGTCGAGAAGTTCGTCTACGAGGGCTGCTGGTTCTCTCAGCTTGGGCGCAACATGCAGGCGCAGGGTGACAGGATCGTGCTCGTCAACGCCACCCTCGCCTACGTCAAGTGCCGCCCATACTAGAAACCCATGCCTGTACCGCGCACTGATCTCCGTACAAGCCATGCCATAACGCTTCGTGCAGCGGATACAACCATCGGGCGGATCCAGAGCTGGGGACCTTCGCAAGGCAGAGACGTCAAGCTCAAGTTCGAGATCAACGCGGTAGGAACTGGGTCACCTATCGAAGCGGTTCCAGGGGTCATGACTTCCCAGACTCTTACGGTGTCTAGATACGATCTCTACACCCAGAAGATGGAAGAGATCTGGGGGATGCCGAAGCCGCTGTGGGCATTGACCGATCAGCACAACCCTATCGACATCGAAGAGAAGTGGATCAAATTCGGAACGAAGGAGAAACCGTTGATCCCGGGGCTGGAGAAGTTCCAGACTTCTTCCTTGCTGGACAAGGTAGGATCGACGAAGTTCGGTAAAGCCCTGGGGATTGGAACTGCGAACGAGCTTGAAGGGATTGACATCGGGCGTGCCGGCGCGGGCCAGGAGATCTCGGTTGAGAAGAACTGGTACTCGGGCTGCTGGTTTACGAGCTTGGGTCGTGTTGTGCAGGCTCAGGGAGACCGTTTGGTGCTCGTAAACGCTACTTTGGTGTATGTGAAGATGCGACGGTTGATGTAGAGTTCGTCATCGACAAAACACCCCGGAAACCCCGGGAGAAGGGAGCGAAAGCGCCATGTCGACGGACAATCCGAAAAGAATCTTGGACGATCTCGCGAAGGAACTCGACGGCGAGTGCTTGGAGGAGACGTTCACTTGGAAGGGCCTGGAAATCAAGATTCGACTCCTGAACGAAGAGGAGTCGAACTGGAGGAACGGCTTCGTGAACATGGGGAGCGGCTTGGCGACGATCACGTCATGGAGGCTCCCGACCCTCGCCATTGGAATCCGCGAGATCGGTGGACTCCCAGTGTTCGATTTCTTCCGCGGGGAGTGGGAGAGCACTGAGGAGGGTCGTAATGTGCTGCGTCTGGTCGAGGGTCGCGGTGCTCACAGCATGAAATACTTCTCGGCGGAGCATCTGATGCAGTATCTCGGGAGCCGGCCCCCGGAGGCTCTGGAGGACCTGTGGAAGTATTGGAAGATGCTCGAAGACCGCCGCGAGGAGGTTCAGGGCAACATAAAAAAATCCTCAGGGGTGGATTCGGAGAAGGGCACGAAGCCCACTGGGACCGAGTCTACCCCATCTGGAGAAGGACAGTAGACAAGCTCAAGGTCAAGGCGAAGATCTTGACCAAGAGGATGCTCCCTGTAGGGGATCCTCGGCTGAAAGGGATGAACGACACCCAGTGGGTGTTCGAACTGGAGGCCATGAACGTTCAGGAGAAGCAGCACTACGACGACATTCGGATGATCTCCGAAAATGTGCGTAGGCAGGTAATCTCTATGCTGGGCTTGAATCTTCTCCCTGTTGAAGACCCCGAGACGAAGCTGCTGCGTCCCCCGGAGGACCACGAGTGCCTTCCGCTGGTCGCGCTCATCGGGCGGGACGATGCTCTCCAAACCATAAAGACTCGACAGGACGAGTACCAGGTCCAGCGAGAGGTGCAGAAGCAGCTGGAGGCTTCTAGTCCCATTCGGGGTTCCAAGAAGGATACAGGGGTTGTGGAGCTGAGCCCGGAGGAGCTGGAGACGTTCATGCAGGACGAGGGTGATGTTGAGTTCGAAAACGCCCCCGAGGACATCCTGAAGGCCATGAAATGGGGTGGCAAGGAGTCCCAGATGCTCCTGGAGAGCCTTGTTCTCTCCAAGGACGACTTGGGAGACGATCCGCTCGTAGAGGCCCCTGCGAGGACGATTGGGCAGGTTAGAAACGATTGGCGATCCAAGAAAGGGAAACCTGAGGTTCAGAAGATCGAAGTAGAGGAGGTGAACCTCAAAGGCTCCGGTGCCGCGGCTCCTAAAGAAGGTCGTCAGGCAGTGACTCTGGATGTGAAGTGACATGACCGATGTGACCCAATACCTCCTGCGATGGGACTTCGATCAGTTCCGTGATCAGATCTCGGACGTTTCTGCATCGTATACCAAGTTCGGAGCTTCGATCAGGGAGCTGGTAGGGGCCGCTTCTACCGATCTGTCCTTGTTGCAGCAGAAGGCGGCCCAGGTCACAACCACCCTCGCCGCCATGAACCCCGAGCTGGAGAAGTCCCTTCATGGGATCCGGGAGAGCACCGGCTCCGTGAACCAGCTCATGGAGTCCATCGCTCAGAACAGCACCAAGATTTCCGGTGACGTTTCTAGGATGGCTGCTTCCGGGGCCTCTTCGAAAGGCGTGGGGGGTCCTGAGCTGGAGAAGGCCAGGTCACAGGTCACTATCATCTTGGAGGGGGCTGCCTTTGCGAATGCTTCTGTGGAGCTTGCTCAAAGCAACGCTGGTGAGGTTATCAGGGTGGTCCAGGACGCTGACAAGAAGTCAGCGGATGATGTTACTCGCATACAGAAGTATTTGCAGTCGGAGATGAATGCCGCAGCCAGCAGGGTCAAGGAGGTAGCCGGCCACGTTCCTGGAGGGGTTCTTACAAGTGGGCTCATCGGCGGTGCCCTGGGTGCCATGATTTTGGGTGTCACTGAGAAGGATCGAAAGAAGGCTCAGTTCGGAGAGATGTTGAATGTAGTTGAGGCTACTGGGGAGGCGTTGACCTCTGAAGCCTCCAGAAAGGCTGTTGGGTGGTTCTCTTCGTTCCAGGAAACAGCTCAGTGGTTCTACGGGATCGCCAAGGAAGAAACCCAGCAGGTCGTCAAAGCCTTGGTGGACGCGGGATACCGGTCCAAGGACATCATTGCGTCTTTCGACAGCTCTTTGAAGTTCGTGGGCCAGAACGTCGGTATCGCCACCATCGCTCTGGACAAGCACTTCAACTTGGATACCGGCACCTCGATGACCAACGTCATCAAGATCACGACCGCCCTGGGTGAGTCCTTGCAGAGCGCTACGGACAAGTACATCAAGCTCGGATTCGCCGGCCAGCGCAGCGCGATGGGCATCAGCAAGTTCACGGACGCCGTGATCTCGGGCGCTTCCGCGATGCAGCAGTACGGGGTGGACATCGAAGACGTTGCGGATCTCATGGGCAAGATCCAGAAGCACTATGAGGCCATGGGTTTGAGCCCACAGTACGCGGGGGCTCAGGCTACCCAGGTGGTCAATGGGATCTCTCAAGGCATGGCGAGCATGAGCCCCAGCATGAAGGCTGTGCTGGCTCAGCAGATGTTCCCGGAGCTGACCGCGTTGGATGCCCTTCAGAAGTGGGAGGACGGCTTCAAGAGGGTTGCTGAGGGCGGGGGCGACACCTTCGTGACCCAGGCCACGGTTCTGATGCGCAACTGGGCCGCGGAGGGTGGCCGTAGCAGGTCTCAGGCGATCAGGATCATGGAGTACAACGGCATCGACAATCGGACCGCGGCGACGTTGTACGATCTTGGGGACAAACTCTCCAAGACCAACAAGCTCTCTGAGCTGACGAAGGATGAGCAGCACCGGTTGAAAACGGCGCTGGGTGTGGAGAGCGAAAAGGTCTCTGACTTGGCGAAGCTCACGAGAGATCTCACCAACGCGGTTGCGCTCATAGGTCAGGGACTTCTGAAGATTCTGGCTGACTTGGTGGGTGTCATCATTCTCGGGATCAAGATGCTCCCCCTTCAGATTATGGCTGCGCTCCCGGGTGGTGGGGCAGATGAGAAAGCGGCTCTTAAAAAGGGCGATGCGATGTTCGATGCCCTGATCCTTAGCATGGGATCTGGAGTTTCTGATATTTCGAAAGGTCTCAAGGACGCTGCCGAAGCTACTGGAAAAGAGTTCAAGGATGATTTCAAACCAGTTCTCGATGTTCTAGGTTGGAAAGTGCCCACCCAAGGGGGAGCGGATACCTCATACAATCCTTTTAGTGAGGTATCAAAGGCGAATTATTCGGAGTTGGGGGGTGTAGCGGTAGAAATAGCCACGGATTCGGCACTCCGACGCCAGATGTCTTTCCAAAGCTCTATGAATGATCTTGATAACATGGTCGCTGCTTCTGAAAACCGAGTTGCAGAGCTGCAAAAGAGGATGGAGTACCTTACGGGTGGTGGCGTCATGGGGGCGAGGCGTGCTATGCAAGGTCTTCCTCAAGGAGCGAAATCTGAGATTGATTCTTTGCAGCAGCAAATAGACCAGGCTAAGTTTCAACTCGAAGGGGATCGTATAATCCGAGAGGATGGGCAGAAAAATCTGGAGGAGAGGGAAAAGGAAATGTACCGACAGGGTAAGGACGCTCCCGGTACGACACCTACGCCCATTCAAGTAATACTGCCAGCCGGAGAGACTGCTGGCGCGCGAATAAATCAACAGGAAAATATACTGACATCTGGTTATGCAGGTGTTACGGGTTAGTTGTGGCAAGCGAGCAACTCATAGTGTTCGACATTTCCGATCTGGATGACCAGATAGGATCCCTAAATCGAGCCTATACGGACCTCGGTACGGCGATACAATTTCTTGCTCGGGATACTAGGACCCGAATGGCTTCAATGGCAGCGGCTGCTGTTCCTACAAATTCCACACCTATCAAGATGCCTGAGTCTTTCGATCAAGGGCTGAATCAACTTAAAGAGGCCTTGAATGCAGCCCAGCGTGGTGCCAAGGATCTGCAAGACTCCCTTAACAAGATGGACTCTTCGTCGGGATTAGCTGC